ATTTCTCTTGTGCCAATTGCTTCATAAACACGTCTATACGCTTCTCTTAGGTCGTGCATTTGCGGATTTGACTGTGCAATTTGTAATTGTGTTTGAGCAAGTGTAAATCTTTGAGCCATTGAAAAAATATTTGGATCTGCAACTGGAATAACATCAACTTTATCATCAAAATCTTCTACTTTTACAAGTCGATCTGCTCCTGTGACTGCATAAGGATAGACCGGAGGTAAATAAGTTGCAAAAACATCAGCTAAAAGATTAAATTCTTGCTTCATTGTGTAATAAATTCGTTTATGAATGGCTGACATGACTCTTGAACCACGTTCTAAGAGTGCAATTGTTGTTCCAACAGCTCGATTTGCACTATCTTCTCCTAATTGCATGTCTGCAATGGATGCAAAACGTTGTCCAGCTTGCACGCAGAAGCCTAAAAGTTGAAATAAAGTTGGACTTGGCTCCTTAAAAGGTAAAAGTTGAAACTGATCTTTAATATTTCCGCCTGGTGCATCAACATCTCTAAATTCGCCTGGTTGAAAAGGTTGATCGTCATCACGAATTCTTATTCCTCGTGACTTAAATCCTGCTGGTAAGTTAGCTAGAGTGCCTGCATCAAGCAATTGTCTTAGTGCTGAAGTGGCTGTTCGTGATAATCCACCTATCATATGTATTAATCCGAAACCATAAAAACCTAAACCTGGTAAAAATTTATAATGAACAAAATATTCTGTTCTTTTCATTAGTTCATCTTCAGGATCATAGTTACGATAGATAGATAAAATTTCTTGTGAGCCCTCATCAATCGTTACAATGTAAGGAATTTTAATATTTTTATTTTTTTTAGTTCTGTCTGGATTTTTTTCGTACTCTTCTAAATCTAAATCAACATGCATTTCTAATATGTTATGTTGAAACTCTGTATCTCCAGCAGGTTTAACACCTTCAATCTCATCTAATTTTTGTTTTAAACTACTGTCTTCTGGTCTCTTAACTGATAATTCTATATCTCTATAAAATCCTGCTCTCTGTTTTTTAAGAACCTCATTGTCACTCATTTTTATAATATGAGTAATTCTTTCACAATCTTTTAAATCAGTTGCATAGTAAGGCACTACTAAGTCTTGCGCGGGTATGAACTTAGCAACTGCTCTTTGCATTATTTCATCATAATAAATTTTTTTAAACGTAGATCCTGATATTGGTAAATAAAATAATAATTGGTCAAACTCTGGAGTGTATTCTTGCATTTCCTCCATCAACATGTAGTTCATAAAATTCTCAACTCTTTTTGCTTGTTCTACAGTTTCTCTAGTTGCAGCTCCAACAACCTGTGTTCTTACAGGTCCTTCAGGTGGTAATAATTCTTTGTAAGCTTGTGCTTGAAATTGTGTAACTGACTCAGCTAATAATGGATGTGTTACACCTGATGCTCCTTGGAAGGGTCTAGTTTGATCTGTGTATTTAAACCCTAGTAAATCTAGACCTTGTGTGTACGTCTGTTCCCAATCTTGTCTTGAAACTTTATCTTTTCTATAATCTTGAATTAAACTTCCTGCCATTCTGGACAATACCGTATCGTCCATGTCCTCAGCTAAATTTTTGTAAAAATCATCTGCTGTTTCTTCTGTAGTTTCCTCTACTTCACCCTCTTCAGTTGGAGTTTCAATTTCTATATCAACTTCTTTTTCTTCAAGGATAGGATCTTGAGTTGGATTATTTTTATCTATTTCAGCCATGATTTAATGATTTGTTATAACAAAGATCATAGTATCACGCAAATATATTAACGACTAGACCGCCCTCTTTTTTGTACAGTTTAAAGGGTGTACCTTTCATTGTATCAGTAACTTTAATACCAAAGGCAGGATAATAAAGGTTCGGATCGTTAGCTTCCATTTTAACTATACTACCACGTTGTTGTCCAGTTATAGCTTGCCAAGCTACAGCTTCTTCTTCAGTTCTAAAAGCAGCTACATGCTGTTGTTGTAATTGCTTGGGAACACCTAAAGCTTTTGCTGATTTTTCATCAAGATTTAATTTTTCAATAATTTTAAAAGGTTTGTTTGGATCTGATAAAGATACATTAATAGTTTTTGCTTCAGTATTATATTGTCTTGCTAAATCTCTCATACGCTCAGGTATAACTGCAAATTGTTTTGGGTTTGTAAGTTTTAATTCTCCAGCTCTGTCAGATTTTGCACTTACTCCTAATCTTCCAGCTTTCCCTCCAGCATCACCATAAAACTCCCAATCTCCTAGTTTACCAAAATAGGGTCTATCTCCACTTGGACTTAAATTTCTTAATGCATGTAATCTTTCAACTGGATTAACAACAACCCACTCTACATTATTTTCTGCTGCAGTTTTTAAAGTTTGTTTAAGTGCATGATCTCCATATGAAGACCTATCGAAAAAAGGAAGGTAAGGTACACTGCCATCTCTTCCATATTTTTCTTGAATTTTTGCAACGTTGGAAGCGTTCATTGTTTTTTTTCTAAGCTCTTCAAAATTAGAAGATAGTTTTCTAAAATCAACTTTATCTTTTTCAGTAATTGCTGCACCTTTACTTGTAATAGCTTTCATTTTATCTTTAATATTATTTAAAGCTACGTTTGCTTGATTAAACTCTTGTTCACTATTAAAAGGATTTACAACTTTAGATCGTGTCGGATCTGCTGGAAAAGCAACTGCTTGAATATCAGATTGTATTTCATCTATTGCAAAAACTTTTTTATTTGGATTTCCTTCCAATGATCTTTTTCCATATCTAGAATGATAAATTTGATTTTTAAAAACTTCGCCACCTACATTTTCATAATGCTTTTGTGCAGACAGCGCTCCTGGTTTAACATCTTTATCAAATGGAATTTTTTTAATATAAGCAACATCTTCATAATAATCTTCAGCACCTAATATTCTATAAGAATACTGTTCTCCATATCTTGGAGTTAGTTCTTGATTTACTTGAGTTTGTATATTTCTTGAAATTGTTCTACCCCTATTAGCTAAAGGAACTAAAGATTCTTCCGGTAAAAATTTATTAGGATCCATACCTAATTCTTTTTCCATGAATTTTTTCAAACGAACTAAACCTACACCAACTCTTGAATCAGAACTTGCTGATTTAAAGTAATCTTTTGCTAATCGCTCTGGCAATAATCCATTTTCTACAGCATGCTCAATCCTAGCTCTTACACCTAAGGCTTCAGATTTATTGTTCATTATTTCTCTTAAAACTTTTGCTACACTACTTTGAGTATTTACTTGTTCAGCTGAAGGTAAGCCTGCATAGTATTCATTAATTTTTTTTGTTACATCATCATATACTTTTAACTCATCATTAATAAAACCAGAAGTATCTGCAACTATCTTTTCAGGATTTTGATATTTAAATCTTTTGATAACAGTATTTACAGCAGGTGATTTTTCAACCATTTGTATTAAATCTAATTTTGAAACTGGTAAATTGTTTTCTTTTGCTAATCTTAAAAATCCACCTATAATTTTACCTTCTTTATCAAATTGAGCTATGTTCGTATCAAACAATTCTTCTTTAGTAATGGATGCTCTAATCTTTGCACCTGGTACTGGTATCTCATAAGAACTTAATCTATTAAAATTTGAAAATTCTTTTATCCATTGATCTGCAGGTAAAGGTTTATTAGCAGGATGTTGTGCAAGATAATCATACAATGCAGAACCAAATCTTTCTTTCTTACCACCTAATGTTAATGGTTTTGTTTTACTAGTATCTCGTATTTGTTTAAATTGATCTATGTATTGTTGGTATTGTGATGGCGCAACTTCTGTTGCTCGTTGTACTTTGGTTGGAACAACATTTAAAATTTCTGCAACTGGATCACCAGGAATATCCGTGGTTCGTGATACGGGAAGCTCTGGTGCTTTTTTAGTAACGATGTCATCAATTATTTTTGCACCAGGTAATCGTCTTTTAGCTAATGCGTAAATACCCGCGCCTGTCGCTCCAAGGACCCCGAGTCCGCCTACAATACCTAAACCTGATGAATCTTCTGGACCTTTAGGATCTCCAGGAACTGATGTTGTAGATTCTAGACCAAAGGCTTCGTTTAACTTTCGTTGGTATTCTGACATCCGCTTTCATCCTACAATAAATCTTTTATGTAATCTTTACCTTTGCCTATAACAACTGAGCCACCTGATTTCATTGTCTTAACTTGACTTGCATCCATAACTTGCACTCCAGGTGTTTGTTGTTGATTAGGTGAAGTTGGAGCTCGTGATGTTAAATTTAAATTTCTAAATGACGGTGACAAAGTAGTATCAGCTCTTTGCTTTGCAACTAAATCTCCTAACAGGTTTTCTATTAATCTACTAATCATATTAAATCCTTTATGTAATCTTTACCTTTTCCAACTTC